TCTTGTGTCATAACTGCTTTTAAGTCTTCAGAAGTAAACTCAACTGTAATAGGTTTTAACTGAACAAAACTAACAGGCAAGTCTATATTATTTACTGAGAATATAGTTTGTAAAGTATTTAAGATGTGATTTTGTAAAGGTTGTACTACAGTATTTAAGTAGAAGTTAGCAGCTGCGTTAAGTTCGTCTACATTTGAGCCAAGTCCTGTATCAGACTTAATACCCATAAGCATTGGTGACGTTACTCTGTGTCCTGTAAGGATGTTTTGTACTAATAGCTGTTGAAGTGCTAAGTATTGTTCTGAAGCGTTTGATACGCTTATAGGAGTTATCTCAGGTGTTCTTGTCTTATCGTCTGAGAACGTCAAAATGAACTTCCCTGAGTTTCTTGCTCCTGTAAATTTATCAGTAAGACTTTGTTCTATCTGAAATCTCTCCTCTTGTGTAGGTACACCATTAGCAAAAGAAATAAAGTAGCTCCCACTAAATCCATTTTCTATATTGTTTAAATGAAACTCTGCAACTCTTTGATCTACTAAAGCCCAATTATTTGCAGCTATGTAATCAGGAGTATGATAGCAATCCATATTAGGACTATAAGCACCTGTATAAAGTAATTGACTTGTTGCTGTTCTATCGTTAGTATTAAACGCTGCTATCTCAGTAGGTGGGTTCTCTCTTTCATTAGCCCAATTAGAACTTATATAGTAAGTATCAATTTGCCCTAAGTTATTTGGTATTCCTGCTCTTACCCTCTCAACAGGAACGTGATAGACTTCAACGATTTTAGTTCTTTCTGTATTCCAAATAATGTGTATAGCATAAGCTCCCTGAAGTTTAAAATCAAAAGCTAATTTCTTAACTACTTGATGTAAAGTTTCTTTGCCGTTAGCGTGTCTAAAAAACTTCTTCAATTCTACATAAGCGTCTAAGTCTGTATCTTTATCTTCAACAACTAAGTCCTCGCCTGCAATCATCTCAGCTGTAGCGTTTATAATTGCCGCATGGGTTGAACTGTTGTAGTAAAGGTCAATTAAGAACTGAGGGTAGAGGTTGCGCCATTCTTCCGTTCCGTACTCTATGTAGTCTTTACCTTGAACTTCCTGTATTATAGGTGCAGTTTGAGTTTCTAGGTTTATACTAAGTATGTTTTCCATTTTATAAGTTTGATAAATAAGTATTTACATTAGCTGTTATTGCTGTGCTTTCTGTGTCAAATATTTGTATTTCGCTAATAGTTCCGTTATAAGGGTTTTTATCTTCATCTCTTACGCCTATTGCATTAATATTAGCAGTTCCTGCTAAAGTTGCTGTGCCTGATTGTGCTGTTCCGTTCCTATATAAAGTTATAACATTTGAACTATCTCTTGCGATAACTATATAATCATCACCAAAAGTTCCACTATCTAAATTTAGATTTTTATTAGTTCCGTCAATCTTTATAGTTATCTTAGAGCTGCTAGTATATTTTATCATTTCATTAGTTAGCACATTATCACCAAGAATTACATTATTAAAAGCTGTTGGATAAGCTCTATAGCCAATTGTAAATGCTCCTGATAGTTCTACTGTGCTTGAAGATTGTAAGTTATTAATATCACCACTATCAAAAGTTAAAACACCATCAGAGTAAGCAGGTTGCTCAGTTGCTGTAGCTTGAACCATATCAAAACTATTCTCAGAGCTATCAGCCCAAGCTGAAACATCAGAACCGTTTAATGTAATTCCTGTTTGAAATTTGTACCACGCTTCAAGACCTGTTTCATCAGATGGTTGCCAACCCCCTAAAGCTCGTGTGCTTACTAAACTTAATGCTTGTTTAAGTGCTAACATTATATAACTTGTTCGTAGTAACAAATAGCTAAACCACTAGTCAAAGTGATAGCTGTACATTGAAGAAATAAAGTTGTTCCCGCAGGAATAGTCGTGTGAAGACTAGCTGCTGCTGAACCTGTGCCTGTTTGAATATTAGTAGCTGCTATTGAAGCTATTACACTTTCAGTAACAAAGTGAATTGCATAATAGTCTTTACCTGTCATAGCTGTTGTTGTAATAACATCACATCTATTCTTTCCTAGTTGCTCAGTTAATAATTGTTGTACGTTTTCTATTGCCATTTTTTTTTATTTTATTGTCCGTAATATATATAATTTGTTTCTGTCGGTGCTTCTCTCTGAGTGTACTGAACTTGCTGCGTTCCGTCTTTTTCTGATACGTTCATTTTACCTTTAGTTACTAAACCCTGTACTACTCCTTTTGTATTAGCAGCAGGAGTTAAAACATCATCTTCTGTTGCAGGTGCATTACCTGCTGAAACAGTTACTGTTCCTATCCAACTAACCTCGTAAAGTTCGTACTTATAATATCCTGCGGGTAATATGTTAGTTTGACCTGTATATATATTAGGATTAACAATTACTGAAGGATCTGCCCACGTAAAAGTAAGTTCTGTAAATCTGTCTTTAATTGTTTCAGTAGCACCGTAAGCATAATAAACAGACTTATCTAAGTCATTAGTAAATTTAACTAAGTGTCTTATCTGAGTAGAAGCTACAGAAGTATTAATACGATTATCCTCAGTTTGTACGTATATAATAATTGCTGTTTCTGTTATTGCTTGTATCATAGTTAGTTTGTCTAGTATATAATAGAAATACTTTGAATTTATTTGTATTCAGTTAATAATAAAAAGAAAAAGGAGTGCCTAAGCACCCCTCAATCAAGAATATATAAGAAAACTAATTAAGATGTAGTAGGGAAAGTTCCTGCTTCATTAACAAATCCTGCTTGATCCCATGGAGTTGTTGTGTAATCTTCTAAGAAAGCGAAAGGAATTGGCTCTAAACCATCAAAGGTAAGAGTGTAACCGTTCCTGTCTCCAAAAGCAGCACCACTATCCATAGTACCTGTATTAAGTTCCATTCCGTTAGACATTCCTAACGCAATAAATACATTGTGTCCGTTAGTTAATTGTTGGTTTAATTCTGCAAAAATTCTTACCTTAGATTTTCCTAAAAGTTTAATTTCGTTTTGATCCTCTTTAGTAAGTTTATTAAGCATAATATTACAAGTTGGAGTGTAGAAAATTGTGCCGTTTTCTCTACTACCCGTAATTGTATCAGTAATTGAAGCTACACCAAGTGGCATCACATACTCATAAATAGTACTACCATCCCAATCAATCGCGTCAATTTCTAAAGGGTGTGTTGCGTCATAAGTGTAAGACACATCTTCATCAAATACAGAAAAGAATATTTTTTTTACTCCTCCTGAAATTCTATTACAGTCGAGCCCCCTACCTTTTGTTAGTGCTGTACAAGCCATTTTATTTTATTTTTTAGGTTAAGGGTGGAAGGGTTTTACCCCCTCCATCCGTATTATTTATTTTATTATGATACAAGAACAGTGTCAGCTCCGATACCTACTTGCGTACCTCCTGAGTAACGAGCTACAAGTCTCATATTGTCGCTCCCGTCAAGTTGAGCCATGTCCATTAATTGAATTCTCGTTTGATCGCTTAACAGGTCAGTCCCAAAATATAAATTTGACCTTTCTGCTGCTACTAAAACGTCGTCTTTCATTCCGTTGCAAACAGCCAAACGTATTCCTTCAAATACTTTTGTGTAATCTTCGTTCATATTTGCAAAAGGAAAAGAAGTTAAAGCTGAAACTGCTGATATGTATAATCTCCAAGTCTTAGGTGACATATAGATATATAAGTCTTCCCTAGTGTAAACTGTTGGTAAGATAGCTGCTACACAGTTTTGTAAATTTTCAATGATATTACCTGCTGCAAAAGCTGTTCCTGCACCCCCTACATTAGCTACATCTACTACAGTACCGTCAGTTACTAAGTGACCTACACCTCCTCCAACAAAACCTGTAAATTCTCCTGCTGTTGCGTCATTACCCGTCCATAAAGAAGTTTCTGTTGCGTTAGCAATAATTTCACCCATGTAAGAAATTACATAGTCATTAAAGCTTGCAGGTGGTGGAGCTCCTGCTCCTGCTCTCATTTGTAGAGCTTCCCAACTGTCTAAAAGTGTAGACTTGCATAAATCCGTGTTTACTTGTAGATTTTTTGGAGTAAGAATTGC